TGAGCGGTAAACTGTGTAGCGGATACTGTTTCGATGACAAGCAGAACGCCATTCAAAAACGTAGCATTAGCTAATGCTGATGGGATTATCAGATTGCCCACACCGAAAGTGTTGTTCGCAGTGACCTTGACTACCCCACCCGAGATGGCGATGTTGGTAATCGGTGCGCTGTTTGCAACCAGCGAAGTGGTGAAGGCCAATTCCTGCGTATTCCACCACCAGCAAAAAGGAGGCCCGAGTATTGTTTCCATGACGATGTTGGCGGCTGTGAGGGCTGGCTCTAAATTATTTCCAATGGCAGAATTTCTATTAAAGGATAGTTTCTTGCAGAATTCCATCGTGTCATACACCGTCACTGAACTCAACGCCATATTGTCTCTTTTCCCATCTAGCTTTGGCACCAAGTTTTCCCTGCTCGCTCATACGCTTTCTCCACTCGGGAGTTTCGCGCAAAGTCTTATTCGCAATAGAAATTTTTTGCTTGGTGGCGTCAGAGCACGGCAGATTTTTATTCCAAGCGGGAAGTCCTAGATGTTTCTTCCGATTCTTGTCGTTTGCTTCATCCGTGTGACGTTTGCCCTTCATTGGGCTGGGACAGCCTTTCTTGGAGAGGCTAATCCTACTGCGCGTTTCAGCGGTGAGTGTAACACCTTTCCGTGGGCTGGTGCGCCCTTTCAGGGATGCTGACATCCTTGCGGTGTGCTCGTCCGACAACTTCTTATTTTTCCAATAGCCCGCTTTACCAAGATGGGCTTCTCGATTCTTCTGGTTGGATTCAGCAGTGTGCTTTGCGCCTTTTCGAGACGGCGGGCAGTCGCCGCCATCCGTTAGATTCCGCAAGCATCCCGTTCCAAGGTCTTTCCGACCATAATACGCAATCAGAAATACTTCAGCGAGGTAGGCTTCACTCTCTGAAGGATGCTCCTGAATTATAATACGGGAGTTATCCCGTGGGCACGGGAAGCGATGCATCTCGCTTGTGAAACCACGATGGTTGATGCCCTTGCCGACGTAGTAGGGTGTACCGTCTGGTCGCAACCACAAATATGTGTAGAAATTCTCCATATTTACAGTATAGCACATGCGAACCACCTTGTAAAGTAGTCGTAAGTTGTTGATTTTAAACTAGTAAGACCAAGGGCCATACGGAGAAGCGGGCGAGATAGGATTGTATGAATATCCAGAATCAAGGACGTTGCTCTGGGGCACGAAACCCCAATCATCTTCTTGGTTCGAACCAAACATCCTTGCGTTAGTCAATGCCCTCTGCCAGAGATTGTATTCCATCTCGAACTTGGCCCGCACTTCTCTGATCGGTGAGCGGCGATAGCATTGCGCGAAAAATCCTTGCTTGAAGAATACATAGAAGTCATCGGGAATCGGGTCGAGCGTAGTGCTCAGTGATTTCAGAAACGGAACTTTCATCTGGCCGACGGGCTGAATGAGCCACACAGGGCCAGTCTGACAAGGCAGAGGGTTGATTCGATATCCTTGTCCCTTTGGGTTGACTGCCGTCCATTGGACCGTGCCATCTGTCACGACAGTAGATACGATAGTCTGGTCTTGCACGGTCGGATAAGTCGGGTTTAGATTCGTGAGAAATGGATTGGTAGGCCCGCATGTTCCGTATTGCGTCAACACCCAGAGATTCCCGAAAGAATCCTTGATGCACGTAGTCGGATTGATGGGTTGCGCGGTTGCGGTGCTGGGATCGGTATATACGACGCCGGGGCCGGGTTGTGATTGTCCTGTCGGGGTTTTCTGCGTCGTCGCGCCCCAAGTGCCTGCTTGCATCGTGTCGTTCTGCATCCAGCAAATGCGTGCATCATTGTTGGTACTGAGATTGAACGTAATCAGAAGGTCACGCTTGACAATGACAGGATAAACGGGCTTTGGGAATTGTGTACAGCTATAGTTTACAGCCGTGCAACTTTCCAGCCATCCCACAGCCACTTGATTCGGGATGAAATAATCTTGTTGCCAACTGTTGATATAGAACGGCGTTTCAACCGCTCGATTCCATTTCCAGTTGAAGGGCTGGCCTTGTGGCCCGCCGCAGAGCAGTGCTTGCATGACATCGTTTGCGATGGATAATGCGGGAGCGTCGGAGAATCCGCCAGTGGCGAGGGCAGGTGCGAGTTCACCATTGCTGCGTGCATCATCAACGACATCTTGAACGGTCACACTAGAATTTCCCATGACGAACCTTCCTTGTAATCCTACATGATTCTTTGGCGTTTATCAGGTTAAACTCTGGCGGGGCTGAGTTACTGATAATATACTCAACCGCTTTTTCCATGCGTTCAATATCTTCGCCTAATAGACCAATCGCATGATTACAGTTACTACATAATATGCCCCGAATCCATCCCGAGGAATGCTCGTGGTCAAGATGAGGATATCGAGCGTTATTACGAGGCTCCATCACAAACTCGATATTGCAAATAACACATTTATAGTTCTGCTGTTTTAGGAGGTTTTGATACTCTTCTGGCGTTGTTCCGTACACCGCCCGTAGTTTCCAGTTTTTATTCGTTTCAGTACGAGCGTGCTTGTTAGCTCTTAACCAACGTTGCTTGGCTTCCGCAGAAGGCTGATGTCCCATAAGGCTCCTTAAACACAAAAAGACGAGCATTGCCCGACCCCAACGCGATGGGATCGGGCCACAAACCGTGCTCTGCGGTGATGAGTGTTCCTTTCGGCATGGGCCGCACTCAGCGGCAATTCGATTTACGCCTTCTGCGGGCGTGGATATTTCTGGGCGGCGATGGCCGAAAGTTCATCGACTCTCGCTGCGAATGCAGTCGGATTGGCTCTCAGGTTTGATAGATACACATCCGAAGACATGCGATCAATCTCTGAGATCGACAACGTGGCGATTTGTTCTGGCGTGAGATTGGGTGTCATATTATCTCAGGTTCGTCGCCTTAACTAACCGACGATAGTCCTTCGTCGCATCCACCCACGCTTCGGCCTTATCATCCCATTTGCTAAACTTGCAGATGACGGAGCCTGACGGGGTATTGTTCGTCTCGAACTGGACTGCTGTGCGATAATCTGCCTCAGCCTTCTCAAACTTCTCTTTCGAGAACACACCATCAACAGGAGCCACTTGCTTGCCCTTCGCGTTGAAATAGAAGTTCTCTTCAACGGGTGGGAGCCACGTCTTGCCGCAACGGAGACAGCGAACCCAGAAGTCGCCAGTAATCATCTGATGCTTGATAACGGCATACTGCGGGCTGTTTCCACCAGTGCTGAGCACTTGCAGATTGCGTTGCGAAACGGTGCCACCCTTCTTGTGGGTGCATGCGTTCTGCTTCGCATCGTCTTCACGTTTCTGGGCAGCAAACACGCGACCTTGCATCGCCCTATCTTGCTCTTTTTGCTTCTGCTTGTTGAGGCGGTCACCAATCGTGCCGCGTTTTTCTTGGATGCTCAACTCGCGTTCTTGTTTCTGTAGCTCCAAGTCGGCCAACTGCGCCCGCTTGATGCTCAGTTCGATGGCTGCGATTTCCTCCGCAGCATTTGAGTAAACCTTTGCTGTTTCTTGCTTTTCCTGCTCACTCATACTAGTCTCCTCCTAAGTATTTCTTTCTTCAAGTTGTGATTTGCACACAACGTTTGATACCCCTCGGGAAAATCGTATCTAACGAGGTACTCGTACAACGTACTACCCGGCAAAGTTTTCCGTTGCTCAGACCCGTTATCCTTCACATGGTCTAAACATAGGATATCGATATCAACAACGTCACATCCCGGCCAACAGCAATGCAACGTGTGATTCAACCCGTAATGAGAAAGAACCTTGATTTTTATTTCTAATCTGCGAATCTTAGAATGGTCTCGGTTCCACTTCCGCATCGTGGGGTCAGTACTTACATGATGGCGTTGTCGGTCGTACTCTTTCTGAAATTCCTTATCTTTGTAAGGCATGTTACGCCCGATTCCTAAACGAGTGTAGAATGGTATTGTACCGTTCTGCACAGGGTAGGTTAGCCTCGCCGAAAACTTTGTGGGCTTTTTCAATCGTGATAATCTCTTTGATAATCAACTGTAGAAGTACAGTCCGCCAGCCGCGATATTTCTCCGCGAGCGGTACGCCATGGTCATCAAAACCCATAACCGTATATTCAGGCATCCATCCACGCTGCACCCAGCACGCAATTTCGGGCTTCTTATTGCCGTACTCGTCGCTGTAAAGCAGTGTCAACTTGTCTGCGTGCGGATGCTCACGGTAATAAACTTTCAGCTTGCATTCGTCGCGTAGTTTAGTGATAAGCTGGTCATGGCTCATGATGCGGCCAAAACGTTGCTGGATGTCCTTATATTCCTCTTCAGTGCACCACCGATACTCTTTTGCAACTTCCTCGTTGCCCTCTCGCCAGCGGCAGAGTTCTTCTTTCGTCTGATTGCTGCTGTCATCATGTACGTTTTCAGCGTACGCAGCGACTGCGGCTTCCTGCTCAGGCGTCAACTGCTCCTCCACCATGTAACTCTCCCACGGTGCGACATCGTTGTTACGGGTGCCCTGAACCTGCTTGATTTGGTCGGGGGTTAACCCGCTATCTACGGCTTTCGGGGCAGCGGCTTCCCATCTTTCGAGATACTCCTCATTACTTATGTGCATCATATCGTTAAACCCCTCCGTTTAACTTCCGCCAACAACGCATCGTTCGAAAAGCTGGATAGAACATACGGTCGTCGATTGTACAACTGCTCTTTCGCAGTTGCCCATCTGACGTTCCCTACTTCGTAACTCCCGTCGTTGTTGATACGATCCAATGAATGCTTGGGTGTTGGTCGAAACCCTAGTTCTTTCAGAAAGTCTTCGAAACTTTCAAATTTGAACTGGATTCCTCGGCCACCATACGCGGGGTAGTCCCTGTTTGTCGTGAGAGTACAACGAGTTTTCGCAGAACAATATGCCTGATATTCGGGCATACTCTGCAACCCATTTCGGTTAGCGTAAGACATACACTCCTCCACTTTCGATAAGGCTCAGGCGTCCTGCACGATCATGGAGGAGCCTACGTTGCGTGAAATCCACGTACACTCTGCGGATCAGGCAGAGCAACCATGAACACTTCGTTTGCCTTCTAGACGACAAACTCCGTTAGCACCCGGCTTCGGCAATCCGCCTTAGTCGGCATGCATGTTCACTGCGATATTGTCCGCACACATTTCGCGGAATGCTTCGTCATTTTGAATCTGGATGTTCTTGAGTCTACGCAAGTCGCTGATCAAACGTCTCAGCCTCCCTATCAACTTACGTTGTCTCGAATTTTCGGTTCGCAATAGTTCAATCGAATCGCGCAAGGCGATCACGATTCCAAGCTGGTTTTGGTCTGACATATCCTCCTCCAAGGAAAGGTTGAGTGGGGCTGTATCTCTACAACCCCTATCTCAATTTCTTACGGCACAACGGTCACGATGATCTGGCTAAAGACCATCATAGTCGGATCGCCGGTGTCATGATCCGTCTCGGGCGTCATAACGTCATCGAAGGTTGGATACTGCACTTCGATAATTGCTTGGCCGACGTTGTGAGCCGTGATCAGGCCGCTGCCGCTCACAGACGCAACGAGTGCGCTGTATGCAACCTGATTTGCAAGCAATCCGTTGCCGCTGATTGCGTTGCTTGGGTTGTACCCGCTGAAAGACGGATAGTTGTACGACTTGTAGGTCGCAGAGTTCACTGGCGTGTAGTCGTTACCCTTCACGTCAACGGCCTGCGGGGTCAGTTGGCAGGTCGGATGGCACGCTTCCGGGGAGCCGAGAGAACTTGGCTGGCCTTCGAAAACAGTGACCGTCTGGCTCGATAGACTGAGCGTGACTGCGTACTGATGCCCACCGGGAGTGATGCCAGCGGACTGCGAAACCTGACTACCCACTTTGGCGACGTTAGTGCCCGCAACCAGAACAATTGCGAGAACGCCGAGACCATCCGTGGGGGTGTGCTGCGGATTTGGATTTGCCATGAATTTCCCTTTCGTTAATGATATTCGTAAGATGCTGGGCCGAGTGCTGAATCCCAGAGTCCACGGAGCCAACCCTTGCGGAAGAAGGCCCATCTCACAAATTCAATTAACTGATTGCCGTTGCGGCATCGATCTGACGCTGACGGATGGTCGTGTCCGGGCCGAGCGAGGTCGTGAAGTGCACACGATAACTCGTCCATCCGGGGATCAAACCTTCAGGGTCGGCAACAGTCGGCTCTGCGTTCTGCACGATGTTGCACTCGATGTTACGCCACTCACCATCACCGAATCCAGTGTCACCCTTCGCTCCGAGATTGATGGAGAAGATACCATCGCGCCCGAAGATGTAGGTGCGGAGTGCGGTCAGGCCCGTGATGCCCGAGTAGTTCGAGGTCTGCGTGACCAAGTTGGTCTGGTAGAAGTCAACGCCCGTGGAAGGCAGCGTCACAACTTCAGTCAGGTCAACCGACACGAGACTGTCCATCTTCATCTGGCCCACCGGAGTGTGCTTCAGGATGTCGATTGGGGAATCGTTGCTGTTGTCAGCCAACACATCACCCAAAGCGAACGGATGGATAACGCCCGCGAAGGACTTGGAGCCTTCGTCGAACGGTCGAACAGAGCGTCCTGCCAGCGACTGAACGCTGTTACGAATCTGGCTCAACGACAGAGCGGTGAAACTCGTGGTCGAAGATGCAGCCAGTTCAACAAGCACGCTTGCGTCGATGCTCGAAGCACCGTCAGCGGTTGCACGCACGAGTGCGGACAACGATTCGCCAAGGCGATAGCTCATCTCTCTCGCAACGTTTTCCACCGTATTGTCGATGGCAGTCGCAAGACTCAAAGAGCTAAAGTTTGCATAATCGGCGTATTCACCAATCGTCGCAG